CCCACTTCATAAGCTGTCATTTCCGGTGCGCGTTGGGGCAAGTTTAGCTTACTCAGGTAGAACGCTTCCGACAGCATGAACCGGGTGTCCCGCGCCATGTCGACACCGAGCGGCATGCTGCTCTTGTCCTGAGTCAGCGGACGTAGCACTTCGCCCAGCTTCTCATCGTAGGCCGCATCGACCCAGGTGATACCACCAGCGAAGATCGAAACGTCGGAACGGATAGCCTCCTGCACTGCGATCATCGGCGGGTTGACTTGCTTCTCGCCGGCTTCCAGCAGGGTGTAGGTCATAGCCTGCAGCAGACGGGCGTCTGGCAGGGCAGCCACGGTAGCCGGGGAGTAGGCGTACTGTGACCCGCTCACTGTCTGCCAACGTGGAATAACGTAGATCGGCGAGAACACGCCGACCTTCTCTATGGTCTTCATATGCACAGCGTCGAAGTAGATCGACACGTACGGGGTGTTGAAACTGCCATCCGCCATATCGGCTTCCACCACGATATGGCGAACGTCGATTTCTTCGAATGGGGTGCGCTCGGCCATCTTCATAACGTCAGGGTGCAGCTTGGAAGCGCCGAAGATCCTTACGAGGTCGCGCGCGGCGGGCTTCCACTTGCGCACGATCATGCCGATCTTGCCTTCCTCATCTTCTGACCAAGCCATGTCGCGCAGGTGCCAGCAGCGGTACAGCAAGCCAGACTTCTCCCGGTTCAGCTCGACTGAGATGCAGCACTGGCCGAACGTGGCGAAGTCGTTGTCGCCTTCTTTCGTGGCTCGGATGAACTGGGTGTCGCGGTCGTACATCGCCTTGCGCTGCACCTTGCCAGCCCATTGCAGCCACACCTGGGCCTCTGGATCCACGTTGCCGCCTGGCTCCTCGGTGTCGTCGCCGCGGATGGTCAGGTGGAACCACGGCTTTTCAGTTGGCCGGAGCATGAACGAAAAGTAATTGGCCAGGTCACGGCGGGCCAGGATGGGGTAGCTGGTCGAAAGATTGTCAGCGAAATCAGTGCCTAACGAGCGGCGGAAGGTGAAGTCCGCACGCTCAGGGTAGAAATTCTCTGCCATCTCCTGCCATAGGCTGATAAGTGACGAGCGCTTGGTATGCAGCTGCTCGCCCTGCTCATATAGTTTCTTGTCTTCCATTTAGCCTCCCAACCGTTCGACTTCTTCCTCACCGACGGTGGCCTCCCGGTTGGTTAGGATCGTGGATACACGACCGCGGCGCTTGCGGTTCAGCTCGCCTTGGGAAACATCGGCACCAGTCTGCGGCGATGCCTCGCCGGGGGTGAACCCCTCAGTTGGTACGGCATCGGGATCTGCCCCTGGGGTGTCTGGCACTGCCGGCGCTACTGCTGCTGGCGGCGTGGACGGTACGTCTGTTGGGGTATTTTGGGCGATGCTCATGTCTGGCATTTTCGGTGACATGGAGTCGCCGAGCAGATTTCCGGCCATCATACCTACCCCGGCACCGATCATGCCGCCGACAGACAGCATGCCGGCGAGCGTGCCACCGCCGCCGATCAAGCCACCTACTACGGCGCCGAGAAGCGGGGCTTCTTTAACCGGCTTGTTTATGTCAAACATGATTTCTCCCCCTTATGCACCAAGCGTCTCAACGGCGCCGCCCAAACCTGTGAGTAAATTGCGCAGACCTCGCGGGCGACGACCGCCGCCTTTGGACACGTCGGAGCCCAGTGTACCAACTAAAGATCCTGCTGGCGCGGCGGGGGCTGGCGGAGCTGCTGCAGCTGGTTGCGCTGCCGGTTGCGCTGCTGGCTGTGCAGCTGGTTGCGCTACGGGTTGTGCAACTGGTTGCGCTACAGGCTGTGCAACTGGCGCCGGGGCAGGGGCTGCTACAGCTACGGGGGCTTGGGCAGCAGGCGCTGCAGCTGGTGCGGTCGCCGTAGCACCTGGGGTGCCTGCTGGCAGCCCGTTCTGGTTAATACCTTGCATGGCCTTGGCCACTAGGCCCCACTGATCCTCAGCTTTTTTGTCAGTGGGTATCATCAGCGGGATATTCCCGGTGCCGGCACCAGCTGCGGTGTTCATAGTTAGGTTACTAAAGTCGCCCATGTCAGCCTCCGAAGGTTTCCGAACCAGATCCGCCAAGACCAGACAGCAATGACTTAACCCTTCCACGGCGACCACTGCCGCGCTTTGTACCTGTCTTCGCAGTGTCGGCACCCATGGTGCCTGTCAGCTGTGTGCCGACGATAGTACCTGCAGCTGCTGCGGCAGGCGAACTTTCTGGCGCTGGCGGCGTGAACACTGGTGCAGGAGCCGGAGCAGGCTTAGGTGCGGCAGCAGGCGCAGGGGCGGGGGCCGGTGCAGTACCTGGCGCTTTAAACCCTGCAGGGGTTTGGTAAATGCCTGCCCACATTTTATCTTCCAGCGCTTTCACTCGATTCTCTACTGGCCTGACCTTGTGCTTGTCGTACCACTGTTGATCCTGCATGTAATCTACTGGTTTTCCGCGCCTCTGCGGCCTACCTTTGTTCACGGCTTCCAACTGTTTACTCGCAGCGTCCCAGTCCGACAATATCTTCTCCATGCCTGGGCCACCTAAAAGCCCTGGGTTTCTGTCCAGAGGCTTGACGTTCGCCGTGTGCTTGTTTGCGTCGTACATAGCAAACTGTTTCGGCTCTTGGATGTTTGGCTTCTTAGGCTTGCCACCGAATAAACCGCCCATTATCGACCCCTCCCCTTGTTCCCAGGCTTGCCTGGCTTACCGGGCTTGGCCGGTCGGCTCTTTACAGCCCTAATGGTCTGGCCCAGGTTCTCGGGCTCATTTTTGTCCTGCCGCTTGGCACGTATCGGGCGTGTATCTGGTGTCATTTCACCTGCCATTTCTGCGATCCTTACTGGTAATGACTTTGACACCACTGGTGCCGCGATTCTTTACAGTTTCCCGGCGTACCAGCCACTCGCCGCCGTCAGTCATGAACTTGGGCCCGCTCGACCACGCCATTACAACAGCATCGCCGCGGTCTGTAGACCGGCCCAGGCGAGCGCATACGTCCTCTTTGGTTTCGAGTTTAAGCCCTTTCGGTGTGACTTCAAAATGTGGGGCAGCCAGGTCGGCCATAAGCCGTGGGTCATCTGGCAGCATCATCGTCGCGCCGCCGTCCTGGCTAGGGTCTAAGGCTTCACGCAAACGCCAGTACGCCTCGGTTCTCTTATTCGTGAATTTCAGCTGCCGATCCTTGGTTCTGGTGTCGACGGCGGTGGATCCCTTGTACGACACAACCGGGATCTTATTGTCCAGCAGTTTTTCATACGTGGCACCGCCGTAACCACCACCCATGTCGAGGATAATCTCGGCGTCGTCCTTACGGTTGGCGAGAATGAACCCGGCCACGTCGGAACCGAGTGGCGTCTCCCGCCCTGGCTTGGCCAGCATGGGGGCGAACCAGTCGTCATACCGGATTGCGATAATGGTTTCGTCAGCACCACCCTGGGCCACGTCGGTGCCCATCGCGCACATCGGTATGCCCAGGCGCGGGTACTGAGTCCAGCGGCGCTGAGCATCCTTGATCCACGAAGTGGGTATGCACTGGTTCACGTCATCGCGCAGCGATGCCATGAAGCCGCCCATCAGGATAGAGCGGAACGGCTCGATCATGGCGTCAAGCTGGGCTTGGTAGTCGGTGCCGACCAGATACGGGTTGTCGTGCATTGAAGCTGGAATGTAGGTTCGGGACAGCGGCTTAACCTCCCTGCCATCCTCCAGCGTTACCATGTGCGGTCCCTCTACCTCTTGATCCTTACCGTACTCGTCGGTGACGAACCAGCGCAGTTCGCCGTGCTTGGCCGGGTTGGGGTGCTGCGGGTCAAGCCAGGGAGCGAACATCTCCACCACCCAGGCGCCCTCGGATGATAGGGGCGGGTTGGTAGCGATCACTACCCTGGTGCGTTGGTTGGGGTCATCGGCGCAGCGCAGCCAGCCCATGAGGAAGCGTATCTGCGTTTCGGCGAAGTGGGTGCCCTCGTCGAAGGCAATCAGGTCGTGCGGGTTACCCATCCAGTGTTGCTCATCACCTACCCTGGCCGCGGCGCCGAACTCGATGAACCGCTCAGGGCTCACCCGTAGGCTAGGCGGCGGGCTGCCGCTGTAGCCCTTGCGCGAGCCGTGGAATTTTAGGGTTTCGTCGACGATGGGGCTAATGTCGGTGTACTGCCGGCGCATGATCAAGGATCTGCGGTGGCAGTTTAGGGCTAGCCCAATAATTAGGGAGGTCTTGCCTCCCCCTGGTTCCCCGCCGTACAGCAGGATATCAGCCTTCGACAGGTACGCTTCTGTCTGCGGGCCAGGCGAAGGAACCCAGCGCATGCCCTTGGTTTGGGCATACGCATCTTCCTTTACCTTGTGCCTATCAGCATCCGCCAGGGCATTGAGGCGGTTGATCGTCTGGTCGAGGATCTGGCTCATCGGTTTCTTTCAGCTCCATGTTGAACTGGTATTGCTGCATTGCTGCAACCAGCGGCGGTTCAAGAAAGCGCGAGGAAGGCCCGTCGACATTCCCCATCCAATCCATTTCAGCCCATTCCAGATCTTCCAGAGCGCCGCGGAGAAACAGCGTTTCGTCCTTGGCATTCTGCTGGGCGACCAGGGCATTCTGCACCCTGCCTTCCAGCTCGCGGCGGCGGGCCAGCATCTTGATCCTGGCATGTGATACCTCGGATACCCCGTACAGCGGCGCCGGCCGGAACAGATCCGACTCAGGCGGCACGCCGACTTCGATGCCGTGGGCCTTGGCGATGATCGCAAAATACTGACACCCGAGTCGTTGATCCTTGTACTCGGTAGCCGCCGCCATGTCCACGCCATACAGGCCGATGCGCTTGAACCCGCATTCGATGGCCATGGCCATCATGTACGCGAGCGAGGACGTGAAGAAGTACGGGGAGTATTTCTGGATGAGGTCGACAAGGGGCAGCTCGATGGAGTTGGGTATCTCGGGACGCTTCTCAGCCATCCATACCGGGCCGGGGTAATTGGCCAGGAACTGGCAATACTCTGGACTGAACCAGGGTTGCCCAGGCTCGTACCTGTGAAGCTCCACCCAGGCGTTGGAACGCGGGGCCACGCCGTACACACCAGGGCTGCAGCCGGCCATGGCCCAGGCAGGATTGCTGAACGGGGCGAGTCGAAGGGAACTGGGGGCAGAGCCTAGAAGGCAGATTTGGTCGGATTCGGTATTGAAATACTGACGGCGAAGTTCGATTGACATTGATGGCTCCAAAAAATACCGGCCCCGAAGGGCCGGTGCTTTTCCTTACGTAGACCCGACGAAGCTGTGACCAGCGGCGGTGGTGGCAAAGGTGAGCCAGGTATCGGTCGTCGCGCCGATCAACTCGACGGGGTGACCGAGGGTCGACAACTTCACAGTCGCGTGGGTCGAACCAGCGGAGCTGGTGACTTGGGCGTCAGTGAGGTTGACGTATACCGGGCCGTTTGCCGTGCTGCTGGCGAGCACTTTGCGCACGCCGGGTACAGGTGGCTCCAGGGTATATACCGCACTGGATCCGGCAGAAGTGCCGAGGTCAATGCTTACCCCAAAGGGTTTCAGGTCGGTATCGGTGCTTTCGGCGGTAGTAACACCGACGCGGAAGTCATCCGGCCCGACTAGGAACTCATTCTGAGAACCACCAGATTCTGCAGAGCTGAGCCGCTGCAGACCAAGGCGTCGACCAAAGATCGACGTTAAGATTTTACTTCCATATGCCATGACACACCTCTGCTATTTGCTATTGCTGTTGAGGGTTGCTGGCCTTTAGAGCCGCCAGCGCGGGCTTTACATCCGCTTTTACGGAATGGGTTTCTTCTGTGTGGTGGCTACTAGCCTCTGTGTTTCTTTCCCTTTTGTTTTGCCTTTTGACGGCCCTTGTTCTTCCTAATCTCGCTGGCCTTCTGCAGCGCAATCGCCATGGCCTGATTCGGTTCTTTACCTTCGCTGACCAAAGCTGAAACGTGGTCGGCAACGTCTTTCTGTTCGGTGCTCATTAATTCGCCTCTACGTACTAGGACAATCCCAGTACCACGGTGCGCGGGTCGTCTTGCGCTACAGCTACCCCGGCGCTGGTCATACTGGTCAATTTCAAACGCTGAATGCCGGCAAACAAGGCCGGGTCAAACACCAAGATGGTGTTCGCATTGACTGGATAGGTAAGGAAGTTACCAGCGGTATCGGTGACGCCGTAGTAATTCGTACTCAGGTCTATGCTCGCCTGGAAACCGATGTTCGCGTTTGTCCAGTTGGTGGAGAACTGAATGCAGGACAGGGTTAGCCCGGTCAGATCCACCGCATCACTAACGCCGGCAGCTGCGGTAGAGAACTCTACGGAAGCGAACGTGCGGCTACTCGGTTTCGGGTGCTGTGGCTTCATTGCTCTGTTCCCCTATCAGGTCTTGGGTGGCCTTCGCAAGCACAAAGGCAATGCGGCGGGCCGCTTCCAAATCAGTCATGTCGTCGACGATGAGTGTACCACGGTCACCCTGGTTGTCATCGCTCTTGCCCTTCCACATTTCAGACTGGCGATTAGTCAGCCAGAACACGCAGGCCGCGGTGTCAGGTGCGAATACAACTTCCTCGCGGAAGATCCCATCCTTGGTTTCCTTGTACTTGTTCTGCTTGTACCCGCACGCCTTCTTGAACAGCGCACCGACCACCATAGCGTCAGCCTGCAGCCTACCATCGCGCCACGCAGAAGCGAACTCGGGATACTTCTCTTCCCAAGCGTGCAAGGTAGACACTGAGTGACCAAGAAGGCGGGCAATCTCGGCATCCTTGAGGCCCGCCATACTCAGGTCGCGTACCCTCGCTGCGTAGGAGGGTTGGTACGTGCTATTCATTCCACCAGATCCCAACTCATTGGTGTGCAGGGTGAAACGTCTTTGGTAAAACGCTTGCCGATTAGCTTACCCCAGTTATATGGCTTGACACCAGTGTTGGGACGGAGTACGGCCAGGTGATCCTCAGTTACCTCCTCGCCGGCCTTGGCTGCCTTCGTGATCCATATCGATCTGCGGTACTGCAGACTGGATTCTTCGCCGGGGCGCGGACCGAACTTCACCTCGCCCATCGCTGCTTCTGCCAGGCGTACCGCCTTGACCATCTGCGAGAACTCATATGGCTCCAGGGAGAACCCGGAATCGAGGGAACCGTTAAACGCATTGCGCGTGAGGTGCTTCTCGATAACGGTCGCGCCCATCGTTACGGCCATGATCACCGCTGTGTTGTCGACGCTGTGATCCGACAGCCCTACCGTGAAGTCCATGTGCTCCAGGCGCCGCATCGTCTCCATGTTGAAGTTTTCAGTCTCTGCCGGGTATGCCGACAGGCAGTGCAGCATCGTCAGATCGTCGCAGCCGTTCTTCCAAGCGGTCTGTGCCGCATCGTATATCTCAGCGAGCGTAGCCATGCCGGTGGATATAATCAGGGGCTTGCCAGTGGCCGCAGCCGCGGCGATCAACTGGTGGTGGCCTATCTCTGGGCTGGCGATCTTGTAGATAGGGCAATCGATGGACTCCAGGCGGTGTACAGCTTCGACCGAGAACGGCGAGGAGAACGGCACAATCCCTATCTCGCGGGCCAGATCGAACAGTGGTCTATGCCACCCCCACGGCATCGAGCCCTCTGCGTACAGTTCACAGTAGCTGCGGCCATGCCAGGGCCCACCATTGATCAGTGTGTCTACGGCTATCTCTGCCGGCGTATAGGTCTGGAACTTCACGGCATCGGCGCCGCAATCCTTGGCGATGCGCACCAGCCGTTCGGCCTCGTCGTAGGACTGCCGATGGTTGGCGCCTATCTCGGCGACGATGAATGCTTTAGTCATGGCTGTAGGTCACTTGAATGAACTTGAAACCCAGGTCGTCGAACAGGCAGCGGGAAGGCCAGTTGCCAGGGTTGATGTTGGCCAGGAACGGGCCGTCATGCTGCTTCATCAGCTCCTGAATGGCCTCCTTGGCGAAGCCATTCCCGCGATATGACTGGAATATCGCAATACCTATCTCTTTCTGCCTGGTCAGGTAGACAGATCCGACCGTAACGCCGTCACTGAGCACGAAGTACCACGCCTTGTACGGCCTGGAATCGATAAAAACCAAGTGCTGGTCGTAGGTCGGCATTTGCTTATGCGAAATAGACTGTTCTGTCGTGCGCTCAGCGAGCAAGCTGTACAACAGGCTGCAATGCTGCACGCTGCATGGATCTACTTCTACCAGTTGAACACTCATACCCTTACCTCCCAGCCTTTCCCCTGCAGGTACTCGGCTGCTTCACGTGGCGTTGCGTCTTCCCACTGGAACATGGCGCCAGCGGCCACGGCGGACGCGCCGGCTTTCAGGGCCCGGTGCATGTGGTCGTATTTCCCGCAGCCGCCGTTGGCGATCACTGGAATGTTCACGGCCTTGGCGATCTTACTGATAAGCCCCAGGTCATAGCCCTGCATCATGCCGTCGTTCATCACGTTCGTAACGATCAGCTCGCCAGCACCGTACATCTCCATGTCCTTTGCGAACTGCACAGGGCTGTAGAAGTGCGTTATGTCGCCGCAGTTGGTGGTGAGGAACCAGTTGCTGCAGTTCGGGTCGTATATCGCGTCAACTGCCACGACAACGGCCTGGCTGCCGAACTTCTTCGCCGCATCGCGCACCAGCGACACCGTGTTGAATGCAGCGGTGCCGATCACTACTTTGTCAGCGCCGTTGGCCAGAAGTTCCCTGACGTGCTCCAGACAGGTGACGCCGCCTCCTGCAGCGATAGGCATAAAGCACTTCTCGGTCAGCTCCCTGATCGTATCAACGTCAGGCCCCTGGCCCCTCGCAGTGGCCGTCACGTCGAGGATTACCAGCTCGTCGACTCGACGCATCTGGTATATCTCAGCCGCCTGCATCACGTTGCCAACCACGCGCTGGGAGTTGAACTGCTTACCCTTCACCAGATTGCCGTCAGAGGTAAGCATTACGGGAATGACGCGACGTGCAAGGCTCATCGTTTGTATTTCTCCGGTGTGAACTTGTCGATCAGCATATCCAGCTGCTTGCGGTTTATACCCAGCCGGTCGCATACCTGCGTGATCGATATGCCTGCGTAGCGGGTAGGGAACAGACCCTCCCTGCGACCCAGGATTTTTTCGGCCTCAGACCGGCTGATATCGTCGTTGCGGATATCCACCGACAGCTGGGCGCAGGCCCTGCCGTAGCCGTATTTCTTCCACATCATGTAGTCATGCAGCCCGGTCATGGCGTTATCCAAGTTCTCCCAGGGCCACCAGTTGCCGTCGAACGGCAATT